TTCTTCCTTTTTGTTATAAGCATTATCCAACAAAATAAAACTATCTCCACTGCCTAATACACAAGCAGTGTTATCATTCATTTCTATTAAAACCCAATTGTTTTGACTGCCAGTAAACAGAACTTGATTATTTTGCCACTGATCATCTTTGTTTTGTGCTTGCCATAATACATTAAGTCCCTGTTGTTTTATTCCCTCAAGTGTATACATCAAAGGCCAACAGTTAACTGGTTTCGCTTGTTGCGTTGGTTCTATTATTTGTTCTTGCGCATGAGACGCACTAACAACCAATGATGTAATTATTAATGCGATTAATTTCTTCATACGAATTCCTTACAATTTTAGATTAGACCAAATTGCTAATTTCTTTTTCTTATTGCTTGCTGCTATTGCTACACGTCCAACATCAATTAACTCATTATCTTCTAAGAGTTGATACATGCAAAGTAAATCGCCGAACTCCTTTTCGAGTCTTTGGAGATTTTCCTCACTAGCACCAAACCTAATAATCTTGCATAACTCCTGAATAACCTCAGCGCATTCTTCCGCTGTGATAGTCATTAGTTCTACCTCATGATTTAGGTTTCTTAATTCTTCTGATTTTTCCATATCAAAAAACCCCCACCGATTAGGGTGGGGGGTGTTACTCCTTTAGTGGTTTATTCTACCGATTAGGCAGCAGCACCAAGCATAGCATACGCTGCAGCGACCATGCGTCGTGTTGGCGTACCAATGCGGAAGAATGTATTAGACTCGCCCTTGCTGTTTGTTTTTGCATTTCCGTAGATACAGAAACCTTCAGCACGTAGTGAACGGATCACTTCGTATGGGTTACCAACACTGTATCGCGATGCGATCTGCTTTGCAGTAAGTTCTTGACCAGACTTCAGTGCTGCGAGGACATTTGCTTTTTTAGACATAATATTACCTTTCAATCAAAGTTTAAAAATTGAGCAAAACGCTCTACCATTAACCCATGGTTGGGTCAATTCTTTACACGCCAACTATTAGTTCGTAGATTTCTTTCCAGTTTTTCACTCTAGTCCATCTACCCTCGTTGTTAGCATTATGGTCATGGTGTATCAATATAGATTCCAAACCGAGACTAGTTCCAAGTTCTGCGTTCTCAGGTTTATCTTCAATCCACCAACAACCAGTATCTCTATATGCTTCTAATGCTTCATCTTTATCATCTCCAGTGTCAAGATAAGTATAACTCTCAAACACTGTATCACCGAATAACTCACGCAAGTTTTTAGTTCTTAATTGCTGACTGTATTCATCATCACTCAGCGAACTAATTACTCGGAACACATATCCATGTTCCTCGTGTAACTTGCGCACATACTTTATAGCATCCCTTAGAGGGGGAAGTTTACGAATCCAAGCAGACTCGTTAAACATTCTTGCTAGTTTCTTTCCTTCACTTTTTTCAATACCGTATCTTTCAAATACTGTGTACAAATTGGGTTTATCAATTTTATAACCGTGTCTAGCCATCCATACATCAAAGGCATAAATCCAATCACAAAGCACACCATCACAATCAACCAATATTACTTTATCTTGCATCAATTTCCTTTTCTAATATAATTCAACACTTCCTTCATACCTTTAGTTGTCTGTAATTGCTTCAGCGCATCAAGACGATCCTTAGGATTTATGCCGATAACAGTCTCACGTATTCGTAATGCTTCGGCAGCAGACAACTTGATTTTATCACCGTCGTCAGTGATAACAGTGTTAATAGGTTTGAAGTTTTTGATTTTTTCTTTGGTGGGATCAATCATACCAGAGTCAATCACTACGCAGAGTTGTTCGATAATGGATTTTTCTTTGAACCCTTCGTCCAATTCCATCTCGCCACAGTCAGCGTTAACAGCATATGTATCAGTCCATATATTCATAATATACTCCTTAGTCTCTCAAAAATTAAGCACAAAAATCAAAACAATATTCGTCGGTCTCACCGCAACGATTCATACGGACATCGCCGTATATTTTACGGAGTTTTTCACGCACTCGGTACATAGCATTCAAACTCATACCGTTAATAAACAAAGTGCCCTGAAACCACTCCATCCAGTAAAATTCGTCCTTAACCTCACTATCAAGGACCTGATTAACATCGTCCTCAACCATAAGTTCAAAAGATACATCAGCGTTAGAATAAGTCTTTTTCATAATTTTCTCTCTCTTTATCCAATCAATACAACCATTATACTAGACTTTTTCAGGAAAGTAAAGCTTTTTTTCTCTTTTTTTCAAACTTTTTTCTCCTTCAAAATCAATGACTTAGGGGCGTGATACTGCTAAGTCCTTGATTTATAAGGGAAACTTTTTTAATACTTTTTTTTAATTAAAAACCCGATTCTGATAGCTTTTGGCTATTAATCACTCATCTAGGTCTATAATCCCCTTTTCAGCGAGATTATGTATGATCGTTTCCATACCGAATTCCGCACCTTCCTTGTATCCAGAGCGGTATGAAAAGAATGATGCTGCGGCGATAGTGCCGAGAAATAGAATACCCCATTCGAATGACATTTTTATTCTCCTTGATTGGGTGTCAATTATTTAGTTTTTGCAGGAACGTAGATATTTTCAAACCTATTATGTTCCTTGCTTCAAGTGGTTTTGTTTCAACATCGTCGGGTATTACGAACACGAACTGAATAGAGGGATGTTGATTTGCAAACCAATCAAGATACCTAATCCTATTGAAGTTGTCATCATAATTAGATTGCGTTTGTGGTTCATAATTCTTCGAATCCTTATAGATGTTTCCCAATGATGCTTCGCCAGCAAGAATAAAGTCAAACCCAAGGCAATACAACACTTCGTGTTTTCTGCGTATTGCCTCAAGCATTGCATTCATACCAGCATTTGATCTTCTACGATGTGGAGAGTATTCGGGTGCTTCCCATCGCTCATCTTCTGGAGGAATGATGACTGTACCACTGATGTTGTCAATGTTTTTTTGCAACTCATCAATCATACGATCATCAATCGCTACCAAGTAATCGAAGTGTTTAGAATCACGATAAAGCGCATTACATCCAAAGATTGTACCTTGCCCGACTAAGGCAGATAGATCTATCGGTTGTCTAGACTTTCCATTACCGACGATTATTGCTATGTTCGAACTCGTAGGTTTCATCTTCTAATTCATCCCAATCTTCTTTTTCAATCAAGTGTTTCAAATGTTCTTTATAAGTATGTCTCGAAATTTCTTTAGTGTTTCTTTTAGGTTTAATATAATCTTCTTCCAAATATTCTTTAAATCGTTTTGTTTTGGACATATCTCCACCAATTAAAGTGTAGTTTATGTTTTATTGCTATCCACAATAAACTCTTATCTTCCTTTCACCAGTCTTTCGCTAGGTTCGGGAACGTTTCTGCTACAAGTTTTCGTGTTATACTCTTAAACGGCAGTTTGCCCTCCTTCATTGAAAGTAATACTTTGGCATCCCCAGGATCTACGCTCTCAAGCATTTCAATAAACAATTGCTCACGTCTAATTTGCTTGAGATTTTTTTGCGTATCGTTATTGCCTTCTACGAACAGATACAGTCTACGCAGTTCTGCTACAAGTTGACCCTGTATATCTGCTTGACCTTTTGCTGGTGTATATGGCGGATCGCCTTCTGGGAGTAACCATTTGACATTAGGATTAAAAGTAAAACCAAGTATCTGCTTCAGCGGAGCACCACTATATTTACGAAGCACATCTTGCTTTTCTTTTTTGGTCTTTGCTTTTTCTACTTCTTCAAAGATTTCATAAAATGTTTTACGCATTAGAAATCACCTATATTTTCCATTAAGTTTTTCAATTTATTTTTGATAAAATAATTTAGTAATCCGTTACGTTTAGGAACAACATAATTATCATACTTATTTAATATCTCATCAGCAATACTATCAGGAACCTTTTCTAAATCTACTAACGATTCATTGCGTTTATAGTTACGCAACATTTCGGTACTACAAAAAGTCTCAGGTTCAAGATCTACCCATCCTTCAAGTTTCTTCGATGCTAAAGGTTTTTGGCGTGTCTTATTGATAATGGTACTATCATCAGATAAGAAGTTAGGAATACCATCACCTCTATCACCTTTCATGATATGTTCACGAAGGAAGCGATGCGGATCAGATACTCTTATCCATTTCTTTAGCACAGGACTATACTGTTCAACATTAAAATACTTTTGTAGTTGCCCGAAGTCCTTATCACCAGAAAGAATTAAAATCTTTTCAGTGCTACCATTATTTAGATAACTTCCAAACTTCTTAGCGAGCACGCCGATAATATCATCTGCCTCAGCACGATCTACCTGAATGACTTTATAAGGGAAAGTTTCTTTTAACTCATCTCGTATCTTGTTAAGACACTCAAAGATCTTGTTCCAGTCATGCGTAGATGCTTTACGATCTTCTTTACGATGTGCTTTATAATAGGGAAAGATATCCTTGCGCCAATAGTTCTTATCGTCGCAAGCAATAATGAGTTCGCCGTACTCGGCACCAAACTTCTGCTTGTACATGCGTATCGAGTTGAGGATCATGTGACGAACCAAATCTTCCTCAACATCATCGCTATGATTCAGTTGCATCATCATGTTACTGATCATAACTTGGTTCAAATCTAAAATAATCATATTACCACCAATATCTAGTTAGAAGTATATTCTACTCGATATCGTCCTCTAAGTCAAGCTTTTTCTTATCCTTTTGTTTTTTAAGATCTTTTTTCCACCCCACCGACCAAACTTGGTACTTTTCATTCCATTTTGCTTCTACCATATCACCAACTATATCCTGAAATGGATGATGGATTTGGTGGTAACTAAAGATCAGAGACCTTAAAGATTCCATGACATAATAGAAGTTCTTAGCGAAATCCTTATCTCTATTGGTAAACCCATAAGCAACAAGAACCTCATCTATCTCATCGAGTATATCATCTATGACACTATCCGCACTCATAAGTTCATCGCGAATACTTTCTAGTTCTTTTTCTATTCTCTTTTCTTTCAGATCTATAATTTTAGCCACGCCGATCTCTTTCTTCCTTATCCATTTCGTGAGTCCATTCTTCACCTATGTCTGGATAGTAAGTGTTGACGTTTCTCTTAGGAGTCCCGTCTGCATCGTATGCCATTTTGATGCAAACATTTTTCATTAGTTGGTCTTCATACTCACCATAAAACAAATTAGACCAATCGCCTGTTCTAAGATAGGATTCCATATTTCGAATATAACCTTGTATTCCTGCAACCCTTGCTATTGCTCCAGGAACTTTCTTACGTTCATCCCCTCGTGCTACGGTAAGCAATTCTTTTTGAGTTTTGATCCACTGCTTGACGTTTTTCAGGCAAAGAGTTTTTTCATCATCCAGTTGTAGAACTGAGGGATGAACGCTCTTGTACTCTGGAGGATTAGATTGCGCACGTTTTTCTCTTGCCTTTGCAAGACGTTCCGCTGCTGCCTGTTTTTGCTCAGGAGTCATCGGTTTACGTTTTCTCATTTAGTAAGTCCTTGTAACAAATCAGTCCATTCCGCTGCACGATTATCCCAGTTGTAGAAATTATCAGTCCAGTTCTTAGCAAAGGCAATCTTGCGCTGATTGTTCTCATCCCAGAAGTTTTGAATCGATGCCCACAATTCGTTAGCGAAAATATTAGCATGCGTATTCATATCCTCACTAAACTGATACATACGTGAGAAACATCCTGTGGTTTCAGGTAGTGCTGCTAGATTAGAACAAACTACCTCACATCCAGCACTCATCGCTTCAATAGCAGAGATACAAGAAGTCTCAGGCCAAATACTAGGATACCCGAAGATATGTGCTTTACGGAGTGCCTCGCGAACCACAGCGTTGGGTTTGTACCCATGGTAGGTCATCTGAGGATGATCTTTGATTAACTGAAAGAGTTCCTCGTATGGTTTATCTCGTTCCTTCCAACCGTATGCCTCAAAAGAAGAGTACACGTCTAAATGTACTTTATCCCCCAGTCGTCCAGCGATCTCGTTCATCGCCGCATACAGGAGATTGAGACCACGATGGGGTGTAGTATGATAGATGACCCTTATTGGGTCGCCTTCTTTCCCCTTGTCGTCCTTGTGTAAGGTGATTGGGTCAATAGCATTCTTCAGTACAACGGAGTTATGATACGGAACGCCGAGTCCCATATTATAAGTGCTGAGTTGCCAGTTGGATACGAACACCAACTTAGCAAACCGTGCTAAAGAATCTTTATCTTTCAGGTGCTGAGACTCAGGATCATCCCAAGTATCATGTAACCAAAGTATGTTCTTCTTCTTAGGATCAGTCCAACGTACTCTGGATTTGATGATATAGAACTGTTCGAGTAGGTCTTTATCTACTCTTTCTCGCAGTCCTATATCCATCATCTCCGTACCACCCATAGCACCCTTATAAGTGCCATCTTCGGATGGTCCGAGATTTACCTTTTCGGTATCATCTATAACATTAAGTCCCATAATCAGTCCACGTTTTTAATTGAGTCAATACGGAATGAACGCCAAGCATTTTTTTCCGTATCCCAAACAGCAAGAACCTCATCATTAGATTTCTTTGTACCTTTAGTTTCCACCGCAGGAACAACACCTTCATCTAACGTGCATTTCATTACACGTTCAGTTCCATCTTTTTTAGTAAAGGTTACTGAGACTTCACCTGTTTTTAATTTACTCACGAGTTCTTGTCGATTCATTTTCCACTTTCCTTTTTACTATTTGCTTGTTTACAACTACTCCATTGACACAAAGGGTCAAAAGGTTTACCACAAATGACGCAGGTCTTGTTACCAAAGATACGTTCCCAACCTGCTTCATATGAATCCATATTATATTTTCGGGGAGCATCCCCTTTACCGCCATGCCATTGTTTATTCATTACCATTTCCCCAAAGCAACGCCAAATCCATATATATTCATAACAGAAAAATATGCTACCAATAACATAGGAAAGGCAAGACCTCTGCGGAAATAAGCATAAGCACCTGTTACGGAACCTATGAAGAAGGCAGGATAGATATGCTGCATTTGTGGATCATCGGCAGTGGTCGCCAAAGCGAAACTTGCTGATACTGTAAATATAAAACTAGCAATCTCGAAAAAGAATGCTATGTTGTCTGACCGATAACTCCTTAACCAAAATTCAGCGACTCTTTCCATTATCTTCCTTGTCCACGATATTTCTTATAACCACGTTTGTAACTTTTATTCATTGTGGAAGTTTTGGGTTTAGAACCTCCGATAGAGGTCCTCTTCCCAACTCTGTGTAACCTATTTGATTGTTCAATAGTAAGTTTTGATTTTGCCACTCATTATCTCCTTATCTAGTGCTAATGTTAACAGCGTGGCGTGAACCGATAACTGGTTTATATTGCTGGTAATCGGTGAACATATAACCATTATAATCATACGTTACATTATATCCAGAAACATACTGCTCGTTAACATATATTGTTTGACATTGATTATGTTGCTGATACCCAACAACTTCATCCTTGTTATATCTTCGGTTAGCGATTTGCGAACCTAATACTGCACCACCTGCAGTTGCCCAACGTCGTCCAGAACCTTTGCCGATGTTACTACCAATAGCACCACCAACAATAGCACCAACTAAACCTTCAGTTGAACCGAAAGTTCCATCTACGATATCGCCGATAGCACCACCGTTAGATGATTGTCGTCCATAGATAGGCACGTTCACAGTATTACATTGTTGTTGAGGCACACTACGAACTGACATAATTTCAGTTGCTCCAACCACAGTAGCAAATTGTTGCATTTGCGGATCAGCATAAGCACCACTTGTAACCATCATTAAACCTGCAATCATTCCAAACTTTTTCATAATCATATTCTCCTTAATAATTTTTCAATTGACGTTTAATAGAACCGTCGACTATCGGCGAGACCATAATAATCATTCCCGCAATCACCCAAGGCATGCTAGGAAGTATCGGACCGAACTCCATACCACCAACACCACCAAGAACAAGTATCATTCCAAAAATAAATCTAATCATTTTAATATTCTCCACCGTCATAATCAAAACCAAAGTCCATTTGCTGCATAGACTCAAACTCATTTATTACCCAATTAACAGGGCAACCAACTTCCTTAGCGATCTTATCAAAATCAGGTCTAGCACCTGACTCGCTAAGTTTTTCTTGTATATCCATAATCACTTCTTTAATTTTTGCCATTATTCTATCCTTTCAAAACCTTGAGCAGCAACTTCAAATTTTTGATTATCAAGTATCATACGATCACCAATAGAAGTAGAACGGTGTCCGATTTCAACTCCGTTGATAATTTC